CCTGGGGCGTTGCGACCGACCGGACGGTCGCGGCGAAGGCGGCGAAGGGCGTAGGTGGAAGCGTTGCCACCTGACGAGGACTTTACAATGTCAACTCCTCCTCCGTGCTGATTGGGCCGGCGCTCCGAATCCCGCGGAGGTGCAGGCGCTGATCCGGTGCCACGGCGGGACGGGCTTTTAACGACGCACCCACTCTTGCGCAGATGGGCATCAGTCTCGTGCTGAGCAATGTCACCGTGCGCTGCGCCCGCCGCATCATCCCCGGCAGGCCGGTCCGGGTAGGCAAGCGGGTCGAGCATGTGCCCGTGGCGAGCGAGACGTCCGACCGTCTGAGCGCGTTGTGGCGCTGAACATCGGGGGACGGTGACCGAGCCCGGCGGGCGGGATTCTTCGAAGATAGGCGAAGGCGAGCGATACAGGCGGGGCTGTTCGACGACGTAGCGGGGGCGGGAGGGTCAGAGCCTGTCAGCTAAAAATTACCGGCGCCTGGCCTGTCGCGCGTTAAAACTTCGGGTTTTCCGGGGCACGTCGCCTGCGCATAATTGCTCAATTTTGGAGCTCAAGGCATGAGGAATAACCGACCGCGACCGCACGCAAACAGCCCGCAATTCCAGGTGAGAACGCTACGATCGGCCGCAACCGCGGCTGACCGCCTGCGCTGGTCGGAGCTCGTAGCGCCGGCGGCCGACCCCGCCCTTCGGGCGACCGAGTTGCAGCTCATGGGCTCGATCTTTGCTGCCCGCGCGCCGGACGACTGGAGCGCCTTCGACTTGGTCCAGGTCTCGCGCCTGGCTGCGGCGCTGGCCGCGCTCATGAAGGACGAGGAAAGCCTGCGCGCCGCGGGTTCGCTCGTGCGCTCGGGCCAGGACGGCGACCAGGTCAAGCGCAATCCCATGATCGACGTCGTGGCGACGCGCTCGACGCTGGTTCACCAGCTCATGAGGCAATTGGGCCTGAGCGTGCCCCGGGTCGATCGGCAGCAGTTCAAGGCCGCCGTGCGTGTTATCGACAAGGCGCGCGCTTTCGACGACGACGCCGACGGTTTGTTCGCGTAGGAGAACTGATGAGTCTGCCCGTTGCCGTGCGCAGCGCGATCAAGTCGGGACCTGTGCCCAGATTCCGCGATTGGCGCACGTTGCCTGTTGCGCGGCTCACGCCGGGCGAGCGCGTGTGCAAGTTCATCGAGACGCAGATCCCGGTGCCCGAGGGGCCGCTGGTCGGCAAACACATGCGCCTGCTGCCGTTCCAGGAAGCGTTCGTCCTCGCATTGTTCAATGGGCCACAGCGCGCCCGCAAGGCCCTCCTCTCGGTGGGCAGGAAAAGCGGCAAGACGACGCTGGTGTCCTCGCTCTTGCTGGCGTTCATGTTCATGAACGCGCTCACCTCGAGGAACTCGCGCATCAATTCCGCCGCACTGTCGCGCGAGCAGGCAAGCCTCGTTTTCAACTACATGGCGAAGTCGATCCAGCTATCAGAACGCCTGGCCGCGCTCTCGAACATCACCGCGTCGGGCAAGCGCATCGTCGCGCTCAAGACCGGGGTCGAGTATCACGCCCTGGCGGCGGAGGCCGGCAAGGCGATGGGGCTCTCGCCCGCGGTCGTCGTCGGCGACGAGTGGGGCCAGGTGGTCGGGCCGACGCACCCGTTCATCGACGCGCTCCTGACCTCGCAGGGCGCGCACGATGCGCCGCTCGCGATCGTCATCTCGACGCAGGCACCGAGCGACGCCGACTGGCTGTCGCTCCAGATCGACGATGCGATCAGGAATCCCTCCCCCGAGGTGGTGTGTCACCTCTACGCAGGCGACGACGGATGCGCGGTTGACGACCCGCGCCAATGGGCCAAGGCGTGCCCGGCGCTCGGCGCGTTTCGCTCCCGCCAGGACGTGGAGCTCCAGGCGCAACAGGCGAAGCGTATGCCGGTCCTCGAGGCTAGCTTCAGGAATCTACTTTTGAACCAACGCGTCGCGCTCGAGAGCCTGTGGCTCGCCCCGGCGGTGTGGAAGCAATGCAGCGAGCTGCCCGAGCCCGCCATCTTCCGCGACGGGCGCACGGTCTCAGCCGGCCTTGACCTCTCGCAGCGCAACGACCTGACGGCCTGTGTGCTGGCGGCGAAGGACGACCAGGGCTCGGTGCACCTGCTGCCGTTCGTCTTCACGCCCGAGCGATCACTGCGCGAGCGCGAGCTAAGAGACCGCGCGCCCTATAGCGCATGGGTCGAGCACGGGCATTTGATCGCAGTGCCCGGCGCGACGATCGATTACGACTGGCTCTTTCAGTGGCTGCGTATCCGCCTGGACGACATGGGCGTAGGGGTCGATGTCTGCGCGTTCGACCGCTGGCGCATCAATGAGGCGAAGAGTGCGGCCGAGAGGAACGGCTTCGTGGTCAACGTCTGGTCGGAGGTCGGTCAGGGCTACCAGTCGATGAGCCCGCGCGTCGAGCACTTCGAATCCCTGCTCCTGCAAGGCCGCATCCGCCACGGCGCGCACCCGCTGCTCAACATGGCAGCGGCGAACGCGATCGCGCTCAAGGACGCCGCGGGCAACCGTAAGCTCGACAAGGCGAAGAGCACGCAGCGGATCGACCCGCTCGTCGCCGCGGTGATGGCGGCGGGCGTTTTCATGGTGCAGGCGCCAGCCTTCGATGTGGGAGCTTTCATTGCATGACCTCGAGGCCATCGCGCTGCAGATGCTGACGGAGCTGCGCGCGATCCGCGAGCTCCTCGAGCGGCGAGAGCCCGGCGAGCCCGGCCTGCTGGCCGTCATCCACCGCCACGTCCACGACCTGGCATTCACGGCCAGCGAGCTCGCGTGGCACGCGAGAGTTCCGGCGAATCGCGAGCTCCGCGCGGCGATCGAGCGCGAGTTTGGGACGGCAAACCCGCGGCGGATCGGCAAGTTTCTGGCCTCGATTGCCGGCCGGCAGACCGGTGACTTCCTGGTAGAGGCTGTCGGCGAAGAGCGCGCGGGCGTTATCTGGACGTTGCGGAAGTGCTCTGGCAAACCCGCTTTGCCCGTTGCGCGCGAGGAAAGGCTCTCCCATGCTGAGGGCTCTTTCCACGAGGGAGCACACAAATGCGGCTGAGCCAGTTAACGAGCCTCCAGAGCGGCAGCGGCGAAAACCTGCTGGGCAAGCTTGCACTCGTCCGCTTCGAGGCAATGACGAAGATGATGCCGGTCCAGGAAATCGTGGAGCAGCGTTTTCCGCATTCGGAAGCGGTTGCCACCATCGTCAAGTCCGCTCAAGACCCCGCGATGACGACCGTGCCGGCCTACGCGGGCGCGCTGGCGAAAGTCGTATACGGCGAGCTCGTCGATCTGCTGCGCGACGCGGCGATTCTGCCGACGGTCATCCCCGCCGCGAACAATTACCAGTTCGAAGGCGCGTCACTCCTCCTGCCCGTGCGCCTCGGGACGCAGCTCGACGCGGCTGGCGGGTTCCGCGCTGAGGGCGGCCCCATTACCGTCAAAGGGCTGACGTTCGGCTCCAAGACGCTCACGCCGAAAAGTCTGGCCACGATCTTGACCGCGACCGGGGAAATGTTGCGGCGATCGTCCGTGGATCTCGCCGCCTACTTCAGGAACGCGATGGCCAAGGACACGGCGCGGATGCTGGACCAGCATTTCGTAGGAAACAGCGCACCAAGCGCGATCGCACCGGCCGGTGCGCGTTACGGCCTCGCTGCGGGTGATACACGCGCGAGCACTGGCGCGACGGCGTCGGCGATCGTGACCGACGTTAAGGCCATGTTATCGGCATTGACGACGGCCGGCATGGGCGATCCCGCGACGACAAAGTGGCTCGTGCATCCGAAGAATGCCGCGGCCCTGGCGACGCTCTTCACCGTGTCCGGGTCACGCCAGTTTCCTGAAACGGAATCCGGTCGGCTCGCGGGATACCCTGTCGTCGTCTCGACCGCGGTGCCCACCGACATCGTGCTCTTGATCGACTTCTCGCAATATGCTTTCGCGATGGGCAGCCCGGAGTTTCTGCCGACGCTCGTCGCCACGGTCCACGAGGAAGATACGACACCGCTGCCGATCTCGGCGCCGGGCGCGCCCAACACGGTTGCCGCCCCGACAAGGTCGTTCTTCCAGACCGAGAGCTGGGCGATACGAATGGTCGCCGATGTCGACTGGCTCAAGCTGACCGATGTGGGGCCGGTCCAGGAACTCACCGGCGTAGCGTGGGTGTGATGCCGGCCATCGGCAAGGAGCTCGAGCGCCGACTCGCTGCGCTGCAGGTGGCAGTTGCGCGCGTGCACGTGAGTCCAGACGTCGTGCGCGATGCCG